AGTTTAGGGTCACGATTCGTAAACGCTTCCGTAACCATCTTTTTGATCTCTTTATGCACCACAGCTTCGTCTGCCTTTGGTTCTGGCAATGCGACTACCGCAGTCAATGGTGCTTGGCGGCACATATCCCTGAACTGGAGCATCGTTGGGCAACGATCTGATGGTAAGTGTTCCAGTGCGAACTTAATCGCCTCTGGACGGTCTTTAAAGCCTCCCAGACACCTTGCCCACTCGGTCTTAACTTCTAGCGGGTCTAAGCCGCTGTACTGTTTGGCTATGTAAACCCCATATACAATCGCAAACCTGTGAAACAACTTATCGACCCACTCTATCGGTATCATCGCCATCTCCCCGTAATAAAAAATTCGTATATATCATTGTGCTTTCATGTTTACTTAATTGCGGCAGCTATTTTTCCCAACTTTCCTGTCTTTTCTAGCTCCGCCAATGCAGACATTGCAGTTGCGGCTCTTTCAAGCAACAAAACGTATCTCTCAAGATTGTTAAAGTCAGCTTGCTGTTGCACTTTTATAAGACCTCTGCCAAGCTCATCTGCTGCTTTTCTAACGCTACCGGAAACTTTTTTTGTTGATGCTTGGAGATTATCTGTTGTTTTCAAAAGTTCTGATAAGGTTTTTTGAAACATTTGGTTTGCTTCGTTTGTGATATTGCTTGCGTTGTCGTAATCAATTTGCATGGTTTTTGAAATCCTTTTTAAAAAAAATCCTGTTGGTGAGTTAATCTCGTTTGCAACTTGCGTTATAACTTTGTCTGTAGCCCATGCTGGGCCATGTTTGTCGATCTTGTCCGGCTTAACTCCTTCCATTAAGACCCCGCCAGTAAATACAGCTTTTGCAAGCAAATCTAACTCCATCTCACATCTCCAAATAAGTGGTAGTCGAGCTAGGCTTTAGGAACGCTGACATCTGGTCTTTGTTACTCTGCATCCACTCAGCCTTGAACCCAGCCCAGCCACGAGCGCAACACTCTTGCAGGGCTGTCTCTAGTGTCACACCAGCCTTCATCGCTTCTTTGTTGATACCGTCGATTGCTCTCTCGGTGACTGGTGCTTTCTTGGCGGCACGGAGTTTTTTAAAGTCTGCCCACGTTTGCTCAGACACACCATCTGGTATGGCCATGTTTTCACGGTTTAGCGATGAATGAGATTTCTGTGATACGCCTTGTATGATGTAAAAAATAGCTTGGCTAGACATCGTGCGAAAGTCCTTGTCGGCTGCCTTCTCTAGCTGGTCTTTTAGCTCTGGGGTAATGCGTAGGGTAAGGGTGGTTGTTTTCATTCTTTGTCCAGTATGCTTGAAATTTGCTCACGCACGATTGCGTACAAGGGAGCGATTGCAGGGTTGGTCTTGTTTTTTAAGATGTACTCAACAATGTCACCTGGTGCATCGTCCGTCATAATCTCGCTAATCCAGTCCCAGTTTGAGATCAGGTCTTTGTCTATCTGGCGGGTAACGATAGCCTCCTCCACGTCCTCTATCTCTGACATGGGTTCCACTAAGTTATCGTAAAACCAGTGGCGGATAGAAAAATTGGTTTTCATGTATTGCTCCTTGGTTGGGGGCTTTCGCCCCCGTTGGTTTATTTGCGTAAATCTACTTTTACATTAAAAGAAAATTGTTTGCTTGCTACGCATTTAACGCATTTGAGGTGTTCTGGCTCTTGTTTGAATTCTGCCCAGTCAACAGACATTGGAGTTCTCAGAATGTTGCGTCCGCAGGCTGTTATTGCGGCCATTCCCAAACCGTTTTTGTGTAAGTGCGTAACTCTCATTTCTATCTCCTTGGTGTTTAAGTGCATAACTACAATGTAGGGCAATGCAACACACTTGAACATAGGACAAACCCTATGTTTGTGATTTATTTTTATCTGGTACAATTATTTTGTTGCTGTGAGAGGCATGAGATCATTAAAGTCTGTGTCTTGCCCGAAAGGGGTCTCTCACCAGGGCGCAGAGTTTAGTGATTTTTTTGCGCCTTGCAACCGCCAGATCGTCGGGTTAATAGACGGCAGGGTCTGGGGATAGTCGCTACTGTGGGGTTAGGTGTGAGACAGCGACAAGGGTGGCGAAGTTAGCGCCCAACACCGAACGGCTGACGGGTTCCGTGGCTCCGAAAAGGAAACGGTTGAAGGCGAATCTAGGTAAGGCTAGGTTCGTCCACCAAAAAGGAATCTCACTACTAACTACTAATACTACTAATAGCTTTATTTACTATAGTATTGATAGACGGGGTATGGTGTTGGCTACCATGCAAAACAAGATGTAGGAAATGCTTTAAGCACCCTGCCGCATGGGAACCCGTACTAAAATACTATTTTTGTGCATAAACTGGGATTACAGTAATGCTTGCAAAAAAAAATAAGATTTGCTATTCTGGGGGTGGAGTAGTTCGCCTACTTCACTCCTTGGTTTGAGTGACCCGTCCCCTCTCCGGAGGGGATTTTACTTTTTAAATACAGGTGAAAATTATGATGGGTTCAGGCAAAAAAGCCACAGACACTGCAAAACGTGTGATGGCGGCCATGAAGAACGCTGGCAAGGGCAAAGAGAAGGCTCCTGCATACGGCAAGAAGATGAAAGAAAAGAAGGGCTATAAGTAATGCCTACGTCTCTATCGGTTGGTCGAGGCGAGAAGCTCAGTACCAAGCGTGGTGCAGGGCTGACCGCTAAGGGTAGAGCTAAAATCAATCGAGAGACTGGAAGCAATCTAAAGCCTCCAGCGCCAAACCCAAAGACCGAGGCAGACAAGGGGCGCAAGAAGTCATTTTGTGCCAGGATGGGTGCTGTAGCGGCAAAGGCAAAAGATGGTGATCGTGCCAAGGCGGCTCTCAAACGCTGGAAGTGTTGATATGCCAAAAGGTTTGTATGCCAATATCGCAGCCAAGAAGGAACGAATTAAGGCTGGCTCTGGCGAACGTATGAGAAAGCCAGGCACAAAGGGTGCGCCCACAGCTAAGGCTTTCAAGGCTGCCGCTAAAACTGCTAAGAAAAGGTAACGACTATGATCTGGCTACCGATACTTTTTGTGTGTCTGAGTAGCTGTGATTTTATGGTTGGGGATGGTATGTGGTCACAAAGCGATTGTGAAAAGACAGTCGTAAGTGCCACAAAAGAACTAGAGGACGCTGGCGCTACGGTTGTCGGTGTGTGTATACAAGTAAGGGTGGCGTAAATGAATGAGGAATTCTTAAGGAAGTTAGGGCTATCTATAGCCCGTGGAGTTCCGCAGATGGCAACGGGTATGGTTGACTTGGCTGCTTTGCCGTTTACGCTGACAGGCTTGATAGATGAAAAGGACGTAGTAGGCGGGACAGAGTACCTAACCCAGCGAGGGTTATTGCCACCGCCACAAGAGGGTTTGCTAAACGAAACAACCGAACTGGTATCTAGTGCGCTTAACCCTACTGGGGCAGTAAAGGGTGGGTTACTTGGGCTAGGTGCATTAGGGACTATGGTAAGTGGAAAAGCTGCTAAAGGTTCACGACATTCCCCAGAACAATTAGCTAAATTTGCTGCCGAAAAAGAAAAGCGTTATCAACAAGCATTACAAGATAGAAAAAACGAAGAAGCACTAAATAAACGACTAAAACAAAAACGATTAGACGAATTAGGCTCTGTTGGTTCAAGCAAATTTTTTACTCCCGAAGAAATTGAAAATCAAAAGTTTTATATTGAATCTGGCGATTTTGCTGGCGCAAAAAATGAAGGAAAATTAAATGTTGTCAATGTGCTAGAGCGTTATTTTAAAAAAAATAATATCCCAATTGAAAAGGTTTCTTTATCAAATAATGACCATAGTAAAAGTATTTATGTAAACATAAATGGCAGAACTGTTAGAATATCAGACCATTATTTACCTGAAACGCCAGAAAGAGTACATAACAGAGAGCAAGGGCTGTTAGGTAAATGGGATGATGAGATTATTATTTCAGGCAGTCATCAAAATTTAGACGATATACTTAAACAAATAACGACTACAGAGTAAATAAAACTTAACCCCGATGACCCAATAGGAGTCGGAACGTGTCAAAAAGTATCGAATTACGTCAAGTGTCACAACTTATTCCCTATGCTAACAATGCAAGAACGCATAGTGATGAGCAGGTTGCACAAATAGCGGCAAGCATAAAAGAGTTTGGGTTTAACAACCCTGTTCTTATATCTGCCGACAACAGCATCATTGCTGGCCACGGTAGGTTGATGGCAGCCAGAAAGCTAGGTATGCCAGACGTACCATGCGTAGTGCTAGACCACTTAACTGACACGCAAAGAAAGGCTTACATACTGGCTGATAACCGAATTGCTCTTAACAGCGGGTGGGATAGCCAGTTATTGTCGCTTGAGTTCAAAGACTTGCTAGATGACGGGATAGACCTTAAGTTATTGGGTTTTGATGCTGATGAGATAGATGCGCTGTTAAACCCTGTAGAAGAAACAGATGGCTTAACCGACGAAGATGCTGTACCTGAGTTGCCAGAAGAACCCGTGACCAAGCTAGGCGATGTGTGGATACTTGGGCGGCATAGGTTGATGTGTGGGGATAGTACGAGCATTGATGCTGTAGAAGCGCTTATGGCAGGACAGAAGGCTGATATGGTGTTTACTGACCCGCCGTATAACGTAGCGTTTAATGGAAGAAGTGGTAAGCACGATGTCATTAAAAACGATGATTTGCCAGAAGCTGATTTTGAACAATTTATTACTGAGGTGTGCAACACCATAAAGGCTGTTGATCCAAAGGCATATTACATTTGGTGTAACTGGAATTTTTACGGGGTTCTACAAGGGAAACTTGATTACAAGACTTGTATTGTGTGGGCAAAAAATGTGTTTGGCATGGGCGCTGGTTATAGGCATCAACACGAATTTTGTTTGTTTAACGGCAAAGTGGATGAGGTTGTTAAAAATGAAAGTGATTTGTGGTCTATTAAAAAAGACACAAATTATGTTCATCCAACACAAAAGCCTGTTGCCTTATCAGTAAGGGCATTTGGTAATCACATTAAATTGTTAAATGTATTGGATTTATTTGGTGGTAGCGGAAGCACGCTAATAGGTGCAGAGCAAACAGGTCGCAATTGTTTTGTCATGGAACTAGACCCAAAGTACTGTGACGTAATAGTAAAACGCTGGCAAGACTTTACAGGCAAAGAAGTAACACTAGAGGCGACAGGTGAAACGTTTAATGCAATGGTTTCGGAGTTATAAAGATGGCTCAGGGAAAATTGCACGTTCCAACGGACGAAAGTAGAAAGCTGGCCATGACGTTAGCTGCTGTAGGCATACGGCATGAGGACATAGCTACCAAGTTAGAGATAAGCGCAGATACACTTGTTAAGCACTACAAGCGTGAGCTAGATAACGGCAGGGTAGATGCCAACGCTGCTATTGGTAGATCGCTATACGAGCAAGCCAAAACTGGTAACACAACAGCTATGATTTTCTGGCTGAAGACTAGGGCTGGTTGGAAAGAAACTGATCGACATGAGATAGCAGGTGCAGATGGCGGCGACCTGGTGGTTAAATGGCAGAAATAGTAATACCCTACAACCCTCGTACTGCACAGATGGCAATTCACGATGCCGTGGATAACTATCGCTTTGTTGTTGTGGTTGCTCACCGTCGATTTGGAAAGACTGTTGCGGCGATAAACGAGGCTGTTAGGGCGGCTGTTAACTGTCAGCTAGAGAGACCAAGAATAGGCTACATAGCGCCTACATACAGCCAAGCTAAACGGGTGGCATGGGATTACCTTACACACTACACCAGACCGCTAGAGGCACAGGCTAACATTGCCGAGCTTAGGGTGGACTTCTGGGACAGGCGTATCCAGCTCTATGGGTCAGATAACCCAGACGCATTGCGTGGCCAGTACTTTGACCTAGTAGTACTAGACGAGATTGCCGACCAGAACCCTAAAATCTGGAACGAGATCATCCGGCCAGCGCTGGCAGACAGGAAGGGTAAGGCTATATTTATCGGTACACCGAAGGGTCAGAACCACTTCAAAGAACTAAGAGATAGGGCAGAGGTTGAGCCAGATTGGTGCTTGCTAGAGTTTAGGGCGAGTGAGACTGGGGTGGTAGACCAAGTAGAGCTAGACGCTGCCAAGCGAGAGATGGGGGATGACAAGTACGCTCAAGAGTTTGAGTGTAGTTTTCATGCTGCTATCGAGGGTGCTTATTTCGGCAAGATTATGAACGACCTAGAGGCTCAAAACAGGTTTTGCAAGATAGCCAGAGATGACCTACTACAGACATACTGTGCTTGGGACTTAGGCATGGGTGACTCTACATCCATCTGGGTTGCTCAGGTTATGGGTAAGGAAATTCGCTTACTTGATTACATAGAGAATCATGGCCAAGGCTTAGACTGGTATGTATCAGAACTGACTAACAGGGGCTGGCACAAGGCTGAGATGCTGTTGCCACACGATGTACAGGTCAGAGAGCTAGGGACAGGTCGGTCAAGGCTTGAAGTGCTACAGGAATCAGGCGTGTCGTGTACGATAGTGCCAAGGATGCCAGTAGCTGATGGGATACAGGCTGTACGACAACTGCTACCTAACTGCTGGTTTAACGTACCAGCGACAAAGCAAGGTGTGGATTGCTTGAGAAACTATCGGCGTGATTACGATGAGAAGCGTAACGTGTTTTTTGAGAAGCCAATGCACGACTGGGCATCACACGGCTCAGACGCATTTAGATACTTAGCCACTGGTATGACTGACCTTAGTAACTGGTCGAAGCCGTTAAAAGTTAACACAGGATGGGTGGTATGAGCCTATTAGGATTAAATATTTATGGTGGGCTAGGGTTGGCTCCATACGGGTTGCGGTGGGAAGATGACACTAGCGGCGGTCAGCCATTTAGCCCTAAAGGACTTGGTTATTTTGGCATGATACCGACAGACTCTGGTATGCCAATGACGGAACTGTCCACTACGTTTGATGTTGATGGCAAAATGGTTTCTGCTCCTCTTGTGGTTCCAACATTAACGCAAGAAGAAGTTGGCTTGCTTGCGTCTGGACAAGATGTGCCCGAATCTATTTATCAAAAGGCTTATGACTTTGCTGTGCAACGAATTGCCGAGAACAAAGATCCTTTTGCAAATCCAGAAGAATTGCGCTTGAAAGGCTTATTAGGACTATAAAATGTTTATTACGCCAAGAGGCAGCCAGCCTACAAAGCAAGATTACGAGGCGCTAGTCGAGCGCATTAAGTTGCTAGAGCAGAGACTAGATGAGCTAGAGAAACCTAAGCGTGGTCGCCCACCGAAAGAGGAAAAACCAAATGGATGAAGGTCGTTTAAAGTCTATTTTAGAGAGCGAGATTGACAACGCTATCGGATACCTAGACTCAGAGACCACAGAGGCTCGTACAAAGGCGCTAGAGTATTACTTGCGTCAGCCTTATGGCAACGAGGTCGAAGGCCGGTCACAGATTGTCAGCGGTGAGGTAGCTGAGGCGATTGATGGC